GTCATAGATGAAAATAATATTATATGCAATGGATATAACGAGAAAGTATTCAAATATTTTGAGAAACATGGTGTCACTCCACATATTATAAATTTCAGACATAGATACTTCTGGGATGGAGGTCTACATTGCGTAACCTCAGACTTACATCGTGAAGGAGAGCAAAAAGACTACTTCCCTGATAGAAATTACGTTTCAGATCTTATAGCATGAAGGATTTACTCCAAGATTGGTTTGATTTTTTACAAAAACCTAACAAATCCTTTGATGGTATGCCACCATGTCCGTTTGCTAAGTCTGCATTCCAGAGAAATAAGATAGAGATAGTGTCATACAAGAACATGCTCACAGTTATAGAGTATATGATGCAACCGTGGGAGAAGGAGGTGGTTATATTTGTTATGGAGGATCATGGTGCATCATATCTACAGTGGTTAGTTATGAAATTGGGTATAATGTACCCTGATTTTGTGTTCTTAGAGGATCATCCTGACTTAGAGGAGAATATTGATGGTAATATTATGAATAGTGGTAAGGTTTTATTGTTAGTGCAAGAAAGAAAGGAGTTAGAGGAAGCAAGAAAGGACTTGATGAAGTCAAAATACTATGACAAATGGACGTTGGAACTCAAACAAAGAATATTCAATAGGTAAATATATGTTATAATAAGTTTTTATGGAGCAACTGGTGTCTGATAGAGTTTCTGATTTATGGGATGATATGGGAACACTAAACTCATTGTATTCTGAATTGTGTTGGAAAAATGATGATCCTATTGAGTTTGTTCCTGACTACGAGAACGATAGAATTATTATTAGGCGAAAAAAATGGAACTAAAAGACTGGTTGAAGTCTATCAATGAGACTAAGACCAATCTTGTTGATAATGACTCTACAATTGAAACAAAATATCCTTCATATATTGTGAACAGGTGCATGTCTGGTCAAATAGACACCTTGATGTTTGCAAACGAGATGAACATCAACAATCATCTAGATAGCAAGTTACAATACGACTTTTTACTATATACTTTGAGGAAAAAGAAGAGATTTTCTCCTTGGATGAGAAAAAACGAACTGTCTAACCTAAGTATTGTGAAGGAATACTATGGGTACAGTGATGATAAAGCAAGACAAGTTCTACCTCTACTTACCGAAGACCAACTCAACATTATTACACGACGGTTGAATACCGGAGGATTGAAATGACTTTTGAAAACGAATTTGCTTGGTCTCCTGATAAAATGGTTGAGATAGTTCTCAAAGAACCTGATGATTTCTTGAAGGTTCGTGAGACTCTGACCAGAATTGGAGTGGCATCAAGAAAAGAAAAAAAATTATACCAATCATGCCATATATTGCATAAGCAAGGTAGGTATTACATAGTACACTTCAAGGAACTGTTTGCTTTGGATGGTAAACATGCTAACTTGACAGAGAATGATGTACAAAGACGTAATAGAATAATCAAATTACTTGTAGATTGGGGTTTAGTAGAAATATCTGCTGCTGGTTTAGATACTATAGAAAATATGTCATCACTGAATCAAATTAAAGTCATTTCATTCAAGAATAAAAAGGAATGGGAGTTGGAAACCAAATATAATATAGGCAAGACAAAAGTAACTCCTAAATAAAAAAGTCACCATCGAGGGGTGGACTTACGGATATACACAACTAAGAAAGGGGGTTTCCACGACCCCTTTTCTTATGTCTGATCATATAATTAGTAGTGTCGCCTACGGGGACATACAATTAGACGCTCAAGGAGGTCACCATGTTCGGAAACGGATCAATAACGTTTACTGTGCCAGAAACACAGAAGTATCTTGAAAAGATACAAAAAAATATGATAGGGTTTGATGATTGGTATCACGAATTCGATCAGCACTTTGCAAACACAAATTACCCACCTTATAATACTATCAAAGTATCTAATAATGAGTACAGGGTAGAGGTAGCATTAGCAGGATTCAAAAAAGATAACATCAAAGTCTATACTGAGGAAGGTAGACTTGTTATTGAAGGAAAGAAACCAGACGGAGTAGAGCAAGACTACGTTCATAAAGGATTAGCACAACGTGCATTCAAACGCACTTGGTCTATGCCAAATGAATTAGAAGTCAAGTCTGTTAGATTTGAAGACGGTTTAGTATTGATAGACATTCAAAAACTAATTCCAGAAGCACATCAACGAAAAGACTGGCTCTAAATAATACTACAACAGGGTAGTATTGAGTGTACAAGAAAGTCTTGCATCATATAAAAGCGTCAGATCTACGGGAAACCGCAGGTCTGACTTTGCGTTTTAGGGATGAACTAAATGATAAGTTTTGGATAGGTGGTACGTTGAGACCTCAGGTTCGTAGATCTATTATGAACTTTGCCAAAGCATTTTCTGATTACGTTGACCTAAATGACAGAGCAATCGTTGACGTACTTATGTTAGGTGGTAATGCAGGGTATAACTACACAAAATATTCTGATATTGATGTGCATTTAGTCGTAGATACAAATTATATTCCAAAGTGCGATCCTTTATTTCTTGATGACTACTACATGGATAAGAAAACATTATGGGAATTGACTCATGATGTAAAGATATATGGTGTTCCAGTAGAACCATATATTGAAAGACCTGGTATAACACGTAAGAAGTGTCAAGGTGTATACAGTGTATTGAAAGGATATTGGATACAGGAACCAACAAAGTTTGAGGATGACTTTGATGAGAATGAACTAGAAAAGAAAACAAATAACCTCAAGAATAAGATAGACACACTAATAAAATCAGAGAAACCAGAAGCATTGAAGTCGATTGTAAATAAATTGAGGATGGCAAGAGCATCATCATTAGATCAATATGGTGAGTATGGTTTTGAAAATCTTGTGTTCAAAGAATTACGTAACAGTGGGTACATAGACAAAGTACGTAGTTCTATGCTATCATTGAAGAATAAAAGTTTATCTTTATTATGATAAAAGTTATAATACTAAAAGCACCTGCAATAAGTCTTATTGCTAGATTGGAAGAAGTTGCAGCAGTAGTTCCTGGCGAACCAGATTGCAAACTAACAGATCCATTTGAGGTAAAGGGTGAATATCTTGAATCATGGCCAGCATGTTCTCTACAACGTGAGATGATGATGAGTTCCGATAGTTTTCTTACCATATTAGAACCAGATAAAGCACAATTAGATAAGTATCAAGCATTGACTGCTACCAATGTCACAGAAAAGTCTTAGAATACTTTGGTTATATCCTAATCAGCACATGAGGGTGACACCACCTGGTGGTATCGCAATACTAACAGCATGTCTCAAGAGAGCAGGGTACAATGACATAGACTTATTTGATGCCACATGGTATCCAGTGGATGAAGATGCAGTATTTGCACGTCCCGATAGAGATAGAGAAAGAGAAAAGAGACAGATGTTCCCAGAATACAAATGGGAGAGAGAAGATATAGATCTTAGTCTAGAAAATGAGAGTATGTATGTGGCATGGAGAAATAAAGTAATTGAATATAAACCAGATGTCATCATATCATCTGTTGTAGAGGACACATACTATCTGTGGCAGAAATTTATGGATCAGATCACAGATCAGAAGTTTATTAGTATCTGTGGTGGTGTCTTTTGCACATATTATCCGCAAGCATTTGAAGGTAAGTGTGATTATATTCTGAGAGGTGAGGGTGATGAAGCTTTACCAGAGTTGATGGATCTACTCAACGAAGGGAAGACAGGACATCACCTGATGAACGTACATCCTAATCAGATGAGACCTGCAATAAATGTGAACACCTTACCAGTTACTGATCACGATATATTTCCACCAAAATCGTTGTACAGACCGTTCCAAGGTAAGATTATCAAGATAGGTGTGTCAGAAACACAGCGTGGATGTCCATTCAAGTGTAAGTTTTGTAACTCACCATCTAATGCGGGGTTGTATAAGGAGGAGACTGATAGTTTATTCTTTAGAAAAAGGACTGTAGAGCACCAAGAGGAGGAGTTGAAGCATCTAATAGATCATCACAAGATAGAAGTGTTGTGGATATTGACAGATACTTTTCTTACTATGTCAAAGAAAGAGTTTGACAAATGGGCAACGATGTATAGTAAATACAAACTACCTTTCTTTACACAAACACGTCCAGAGTTGTTGACAGCATACCAAGCAAAGACACTCAAGGAGTTAGGATGTGTGAAATTGAATATGGGTGTAGAGCATGGTGACCCACAATTTCGTAAAGATGTTATTGGTAGGATATATGATAATGAAAGAGCGATAGAAGCATTTGGAATTGCAAATGATGCAGGTCTTTCTACCACATGCAATTTTATTATTGGATATCCATATGAGACTATGGAGCAGTGTATGAAATCTGTAGAGTTGGCAGCACAATTACACTGTGATGACACAAATGCATTCATCTACACACCATACCATGGCACACCTATGAGAGATATGTGTGTCGAGGCAGGTTTTGTTGACAAAGACCTTATTGTAGAGATGAGGAATGATGAACAAGGCACATATCTTAACATGCCATCACCATACATGAGCAAAGAAGATATACAATATATGTTTGATAATTTTGTTAGGTTGTTTAGGGAACGTGAACGTGCTATTATGTCTGCATGAGATATTACACTAACGTCCAGATGGTCGGGAATGATTTTCTTGTCCGTGGATATGAGGATGGCAAGTCGTTCACAACTAGAGAGAAATATAATCCTACACTTTTTGTGCCAAGCAAGAAGAGGACAAAATATAAAACATTAGATGGCAAATATGTACAGAGCGTCAAACCTGGTTCTGTAAGAGACTGTAGAGAGTTTTATAGAACACATGGTGAGGTAAAAGGATTTGAAATATTTGGAAACAACAGATACATCTATCAATATATCTCTGACAAATACCCAGAGAAAGAAATAACATTTGACATCAATAAGATCAAACTTGTAACGATTGATATTGAAGTCAAGTCAGAGAAAGGATTCCCTACAGTACAGGCATGTGATGAGGAGATGCTTTGCATTACATTACAGGACTATGCTACTAAAAGAATACTTACATTTGGTGTAGGTCCTTACCATCACAATGACCCAATGGTCAAGTATGTACAGTGTAATGATGAGTATGATATGCTCCAGCATTTTATAACATACTGGTCAGCAAATCCACCAGAAGTTGTGACAGGATGGAACTGTCAGTTATATGATATAGCATATCTTGCTAAGAGAATTACTAGAGTTCTGGGTGAGAAGTCATGTAAAAAATTATCACCATGGGGTCTAGTAACTAATGAAGAAATTTATCTACAGGGTAGAGCACATACTGTATATGATATTGGTGGTGTAACTGTACTGGATTACCTTGACCTGTATCGTAAGTTTACATATAAAGCACAGGAGTCATACAAACTAGACTACATTGGTGAAGTAGAACTGGGTCAGAAAAAGTTAGATCACTCAGAGTTTGACACCTTCAAAGATTTTTATACTAAAGCATGGAATAAGTTTGTAGACTACAACATCCAAGACGTTAGACTTGTTGACTCCCTAGAGGAGAAGATGAAGTTGATTGAACTTGCTGTAACTATGGCATATGATGCCAAGGTAAACTTTACAGATGTGTTTTATCAGGTTAGAATGTGGGATATGATAATATACAATGACCTTAAACGAAAGGGCATTGTAATACCACCTAAGAAAGATGAATCTAAAAGCGAAAAGTATGCAGGAGCGTATGTCAAAGAACCTATACCTGGTATCTACGACTGGGTTGTTTCTTTTGACCTCAATAGTCTATATCCTCATCTTATTATGCAGTACAATATATCTCCAGAGACTCTTCTGGATGAGAGATATCCTAATGTAAGTGTTGATAAGTTACTGAATGAAGAGGTAGATCTATCTGGTTTAGATGGTGTGACTGTGTGTCCTAATGGTGCCATGTTTACTACAGAGAAACAAGGGTTCCTACCTAAATTGATGGACAAGATATACAGTGAACGTGTTGTCTTCAAGAAGAAGATGATCAAAGCAAAGAAAGCATACGAGAAGAATCCTACTAAAGACTTAGAAAGAGAAATATCTAGATGTAATAATATACAGATGGCAAAGAAGATACAATTGAACTCTGCTTATGGTGCGATAGGTAATAATTACTTTCGCTATTATAAGTTAGAGAACGCTGAAGCAATAACGCTAGGCGGTCAGTTCTCTATTCGCTGGATTGAGAATAGAATGAACAAATACATGAACAAAATTTTAAAAACTAATGAGGTTGATTATGTCATTGCTTCTGATACCGATTCCATTTATCTCAATATGGGTCCTCTGGTCGAGGTTATATACAAGGAACGAGAGAAGACTACTGAGAGCATTGTTGGGTTCCTTGATAAGATCTGTGAAGTGGAATTTGAGAGGTATATTTCGAGTTCTTACGAAGCGTTGGCCACGTACGTCAATGCCTTTGAACAGAAAATGTTTATGAAACGTGAGACGATAGCAGAGAGAGGTATATGGACAGCGAAAAAAAGATACATTCTAAATGCATGGGACATAGAAGGTGTGAGGTTTGCAGAACCTAAGTTGAAGATCATGGGAATAGAAGCAGTCAAGTCTTCTACCCCTGCTCCATGTAGACAGATGATTAAAGAAGCATTAAGAATTATCATGAGTGGTACAGAGGATAACGTGATAGATTATATCGCAGATATGCGTAAGAAATTCAATCAGATGGAAGCAAGTCTCATTGCCTTTCCTAGATCTTGCAACAATGTAGACAAATATCATAGTAATTTTTCCATCTATTCTAAAGGTACACCTATCCATGTGAGGGGTGCTTTACTACACAATCACTACATTAAGAAGAATGTGTTGGAATCTAAATATAGTTGTATAAACAATGGCGACAAAATAAAATTTTGTTACCTTTCAAAACCAAACCCTATCAGAGAAAATGTTATCTCTTTTATGGGTGAGTTGCCTACAGAATTAGGACTCAATCAGTACATCGATTATACTTTGATGTTTGACAAATCATTTGTTGAACCACTAAAGGCAGTATTAGATGCTATTGGATGGTCTGTTGAGAGACATGCAACTCTTGAAAGTTTTTTTACTTGATGGTATAATAAGAGCACACAGAACAACTGCCTTGTAGTAGTTCATTACCCCTATACAGTATGGATTTACCTATTGATAAAGAAGAGTTTGATTACATTGTAACTGCTCTTTGGAAATGTAGAAAATCAGAAGACAAATGCAATGATTTGTATGAGAAACTGATGCTAGTAAAAGAGTACAACGATCAGGGGTTACCTTATAAGAAAATACTCAGAGAAAAACACGGGATCGTAGCATGAAATTCTATGGAGCAACTGGTAAAGGGAGACTTCCAATGTTATTGGATGTACTAAGTCTTAAGCATAATCCTAAATTTGCATATGCACTGTATCACCCCTCGAATAGTTGGCCAGTTGTTTGGTACGATGAAGCAATAGAAGCAAGAAGAAATAAAAAACGTATTCAAAAAGAGAAGATAGATAGATTATATCCTAAGGCATAATGTTTTTTGAAAAAGTGAGTTTGGTCACGGGTGGGTTTGATCCCATCCACAGTGGTCACATAAGTTATTTTGAACGAGCAAAAGATCTATCAAACTACCTAGTGGTAGGGTTGAATGGTGATCCATGGTTGACTAGAAAGAAAGGACAATACTTTCAAAGTTGGACTGAGAGAGCAAATATAGTAAGACATCTTAATATGGTTGACGCTGTGGTATCATGGGACGATGCTGACGATTCTGCATGCGGTGCGATAGCAAAGTGTCTTGAGATATCTCAAGAGGTTATCTTCTGTAATGGTGGAGACAGAGGTAAGGGGAACACTCCCGAACTTGACAAATACCAAAATGATGGTAGAGTTAAGTTTGAATGGGGTATCGGTGGCACAGATAAAATGAACAGTAGTTCATGGATTCTCCACGGATACTTTGAAAGACAACGTAAACTTCTCGGCATATGAATTGTTGGCACTGCAAAACTGAACTCATATGGGGTTCAGATTTCAATGGCGAAGACTTTGGATGTGAAGACGAATATTCTATCGTCTCCATACTCTCATGTCCTAAATGCGAATCACATGTCGAGGTTTATTATCCTAATAAAAACTAATGGATTTTTTGAAAGACGTCATCAAGGAGATTGGAGATGATTACGCCACGGTTGCGAACAAAATCGATGATACGGAGAGAACGGTTGACACGGGTTCTCACATACTCAACGCTCTTGTTAGCGGTAGTGTGTTCGGTGGTGTCAGTGGTAATAAGATCACAGCTATTGCTGGAGAAACATCAACTGGAAAAACCTACTTCTCTCTTGCCATTGTCAAGAATTTCTTAGACAAACATCCTGACGGTGGTGTCATGTATTTTGACACAGAATCTGCAATTACAAAAGGATTACTAGAGTCTCGTGGTATAGACCTAGATCGTGTAGGTATTATAAATGTAATTACAATAGAACAGTTTCGTAATAGAGCACTAACTGTCGTTGACAAATATCTTGGTTTGGAAGAATCCGACAGAAAACCTATGATGTTTGTATTAGACTCTTTGGGTATGCTCTCCACAGAGAAAGAGATCCGTGATGCATTGGATGATAAACAAGTCCGTGACATGACTAAATCTCAACTTGTGAAGGGTGCGTTTAGAATGTTAACTTTAAAATTAGGAAAAGCAAATGTCCCACTCATTGTCACAAATCACACGTACGATGTCATCGGAGCTTATGTACCAACTAAAGAGATGGGAGGGGGTAGTGGACTCAAGTACGCAGCGAGTACAATCATTTATCTCAGCAAAGGAAAGGAGAAGGATGGCACGGAAGTCATCGGAAATATTATCAAGGCAAAGACTGTCAAGTCTCGTCTAAGTAGAGAAAATCGTCAGGTTTCAATACGTCTATACTATGATGAACGTGGTCTAGACAGATACTATGGACTGTTAGACCTAGCAGAGAAGCATGGTGTATTGAAAAGAGTTGCTAATAGATTTGAAATTGATGGTAAGAAAGTATATGCCAAAGAAATCTATAAGAATCCTGATAAGTATTTCACACCAGAACTAATGCAAGCATTGGATGAGGTCGCAGAGAAAGAATTTAAGTATGGAGGTGAATAGGTGACGGAAAGAGTTCCTCTTACCATCCTCAAAAATCTTATTCACAACGAAACATATACTAGACAGGTCATACCTTTCATCGAACCTGATTATTTTGAAGAAAGGACAGATCGTATTGTTTTTGAAGAGATTGCAAAGTTTTTGAGTTCATATGATAAGACTCCTACTAAAGAAGTCTTACATATTGAGGTAGAAAAAAGAGTAGATGTAACTGAAGATGAGTATAAGAGTGTAGAACAACTCATATCTGCATTAGACACAGAGGAATCTGAGTCAAAGTGGTTGCTTGATACCACAGAAGAGTGGTGTAAAAGTAGAGCAATATACCTAGCACTAATCAAGAGTATACAGATTGCTGACGGACAAGATGAGCATAAGAAACCAGAAGCAATACCAAATATATTATCAGATGCACTTGCGGTAGGATTTGATCAGCATGTAGGGCATGACTACATAGGTGACTCTGAGGATAGATTTGCTTACTATCATAGAGTAGAAAACAAACTCCCATTTGACCTTGAATATTTCAACAAGATTACGTCAGGTGGAATATCTGATAAGACTCTTAACATTGCTCTTGCTGGCACTGGTGTCGGTAAGTCTCTATTCATGTGTCACGTTGCCAGTTCTTGCCTTACACAGGGTAGAAACGTCTTATACATCACTATGGAGATGGCAGAGGAGAAGATTGCAGAGAGGATAGATGCAAACTTACTTGATACAAACATAAAAGATATAGCAGAACTACCTGAGAAAATATTCAATAAAAAGATCAATAGTATATCTAAAAAAACTGAAGGTAGGTTGATTGTCAAGGAATATCCTACTGCATCAGCACATTGTGGACACTTCAAATCACTCTTACAGGAGTTGAAGTTGAAAAAATCTTTCTCTCCTGATATAATATTTGTAGATTACTTAAACATCTGTGCTTCATCACGTTATAGAAGTGCAGTCAACGTAAATTCCTATTCATATGTCAAAGCAATCGCAGAAGAACTTAGAGGACTTGCTGTTGAATTTAGTCTTCCAATTGTCTCAGCTACGCAAACTACTAGGTCTGGTTTTGCTAGTTCTGACCCTGATCTTACTGACACAAGTGAATCTTTTGGTCTTCCTGCTACTGCTGATCTTATGTTTGCTCTTATTAGTACAGAAGAGTTGGAGGGACTTAATCAAATAATGGTCAAACAGTTGAAGAATCGTTACAATGATCCGACAATCAACAAAAGGTTTGTCGTAGGCATTGACAGAGCGAAGATGAGACTGTATGATGTAGAACAGGGAGCACAACAAGACCTCGTAGAGGATATCGAAGTTGTACAACACAATAAAAAAGAACATTCACAATCCAAATCTAAATTCGATGACTTCAAATTTTGATAGCAAGTACGTAAAGTTTGTAAACCAAGTAACAAGCGATGAATCTAAGAATCATGTTGCATTTATTAATCGCATCAAAGATTTAGAACAAAATTCTGAGATGCATCGTCTACTCACTGCTGCTGTAGGTATGAGTGCAGAAGGTGGAGAGTTCTTAGAGATCGTAAAGAAGATGATCTTCCAAGGAAAACCATACAATGATGATAATGTAAGGCATCTCAAGATAGAACTAGGAGATGTACTATGGTATGTTGCTCAAGCATGTATGGCATTAGATATAAGTCTTGATGAGATAACAGACATGAATATTGACAAGTTATCAAAGAGATTTCCTGATGGACACTTCTCAGAGTACTATTCAGAGAACAGAAAAGAAGGTGATATCTAGTTATTGTATAACTTGTCTTAAGATAGGTAACAAATTTGACAATTCATATGTCAATAATCTTTATGGTATGATAAGTCGTCAATCTGATGCAGACTTTTACTGCTTTACTGATGATCCGGAGGGAATTGATCCTAAGGTAAATGTTATAGAAATTGACGCTAGTGAGTATCAATCATGGGATAACTGGTGGGCAGCATGGTGGAAGATAGTACTCTTCGTTCGTCCTGAGTTAGCAAAGTATGACAGAAAAATCTTTTTTGACCTAGATGTTATCATTCACGGAAATATCTCACAAGTACTTGACTTTGATAGTAACTTTGCATTAGTGTACAGTACATGGAAGGGAGTTCCCTTCAAAATGAAGTACCCTAACAAGAGTTTATTCAATTCAAGTGTCATAGTTTGGAAAGATGTTACGTCAATCTATGAGTATTTTATGCAAAACGCAAAACATTATGTGTCTAAATATGCAGGAACGGATGACTTCTATCACAACGAGAAGATCAAAAGAGAACAACTACCACACTGCATATATTCCTACAGAGATGGAGAGAAACCAAATCAATTGAATAGTTTTATTATGAGACAGAATAAATCAATAGCACTCCTACACCAGAGACCAAAAAATCATGAATTGAGTGAATCAGAACATCCAATAGTGAGACACTGGAAGGTTTATATATAAACGTACGAGGAGTGATGCTGCCTGTCCAAAAAAGATCGTCGTTCTAACAACTTCTATATCAAAAAACATTATGTCTTTTGTTAATCCTAAGTGGTTCGAGCGTTTTCCTCGCACCATTACTAAAGCAGTTACTTGGCGTAGCTGGATGATGGTTACTAACTCAGTAATCGGTTGGATCGTTTCGGGTGATCCTTGGAAAGGTCTTACTATCGGTCTTATGGCACTGGTAATCAACTCAACGTTGTACATACTGCATGAGCGTCTCTGGAACAGAAGCGACTGGCAGCGTAAGACAACATCTCCTGATGAGAAAGTTTACATCTAATAAATACTATTAGTAAAACTATTCTATAAGGGGTAATTCATGAAAACAATTAGATGGGTTCTAGCACACGAACCAATTGAATTGTTTCTAAGAGCTGCGAAAAAGTTCAAAGCATCTATGGAAGCAATCGCACCAGGTGCTTTGAATATTGAAATTCTTACGCTCTCTGAGTACGCTGATAAGTATAATAATGGTGAGTCAATTACTAAGCACGACTTGCTAGAACTAATGGCAGAAGGGAAGATTGAGGTCTCCCAGATGTATACATCAACATTAGGTCGTAAGCATAACAAAGACTTCTGGGCATTAGATATGCCATTCTTGTTCCGTGATCACGATCACGCAACTAACGTCTTTGAAGGTCCTATCGGACAGTCACTTCTTGATGGTTTAGCAGATCCTGCTAAAGGCGAGAAAGGTGGAGTAAAAGGATTAGCATTTACATACTCAGGCGGATACAGAAACATCCCTGCTAACGCAGAAATACATAAGATTGAAGACTTTGAAGGACTTGAGTTACGTTGTAACAAATCTCCTATAGCGATTGAAACTCTAGAAGCAGTTGGTGCTAAGACAGTGCCCATTGAACTAGAGCAAATCAACGAAGGTGTTCAATCAGGTATCATTGTTGGTGGAGAGTCAACATATCCTCGCTTCTTCGGTCTGAAGCAAGATGAGTGTATGAATACAATCAACGACACTTCGCACAGTCTATTCCTTACATCAATTATTGTGAGTGAAGGATTCTGGAACGGTCTAGACGCTGATCTTCAAGCGAAGATTAAGGATGCATCATTCGATGCTGCTAGAGCAGAAAGAGTTTGGTCTGTAGAAGATATTGACATCGTAAAATCTTCTTGTAAAGAGAAGAACATTAACGTTGTAACAATGAGCGACGCAGAAAAAACAAGGTTCAAAGAGAAAACTGCATACATCTATGATAAGTACTCAGACATGTTCCCAGAGGGACTTGTTGATTCTATCAAAGAGACAAAATAATTCCACAGTGCATGGATTTTGGGGAGTCTTCGGACTCCCTTTTTTTTTGTGTCTATATACTACATAGGATCCTTTTATAATGCAATTTCTTGAGTGGCCATCTCAATATCTCTCTAGTGCAAAGTACTTTGATACACCTAGGTATCAAATGTTTTTTCTAAAGGAAGAGAATGAGTTGAACAGATGGATGGGCATGAGATGTATTTGTAGAGCAGGATTATTACCAACAAAAAGAAATTACACAGTTATATCACCACTACCAAATTTTGTAGACAATAATTTTGATACAGACATGAGTGTAGACCAATGTTGTAGAGATGCAGCAGATCTTTGTGTTAAATATGCTGGTGGTAGGACTATAAATCTCTTGTGGTCTGGTGGAATTGATAGCACCACTGCATTTTATGCTTTACATAACACAGGTCTTAGTATAAATGTACATTGTGACCCTCAGGTAGAGAAAGAAGCACCATATATTTTTGAAAAATTAAGTTGGGATCGTTATCCTAATATGACTATGATCATGCATCAACATGATAATACTAAAGACTGTGCACCCTATGAAGCAGGTATGAGTATAAGAAATGGGATACAATCATACATAAACGAGGACAATATATTTGTGACAGGTGAAGTTGGTGATCAAATATTTGGTACAGGTAAAGTATTTGCCTTCCCATCTCATGCATGGGACAGAGATTACAGAGAAACTATACCTAAGAGGATAGATGAACTGACTTATGATACTATGCACTATGCCTTGAACAAAGAAGGTGCTAACCTAAAGCAATGGATGTGGGCAGGAAGTTATATGTTCAAATATCAGACAGCAGCAGTGCGTAGCATCAGATACTATGGTGCTGTAGCACCTTTTGCTCCATACAATAACTGCTTCCACTTCTTTGATACACCTAATTGGAATAGATATGGACACACCAATCAAGATGAGAACAGTTCTTGGCAAAAACCAAAGGAGTATAAGATGCCTCTCAAGCAGTGGATATATGAACAGAATGGTGATGAATATTACAGAGATAACAAACTAAAGTTCCCATCATCTAATAGAAAGAGATTATATAACAATGATCTTGATGGTTTAGATGACAATGAGGAGTGGTTTGCACTTCAAAAGTCTGTTTTTGGGGGTAATATGTAGTGGGATATAACGAAATAGATGGATTTATATTAGAGTCTATGCATCCAGACCGTAACAATCATTCATGGTCTGAGGATGGTAGTCTTGAACCTCCTTATGACTATAAATGGAGCACTGAATATATGCCTAGGGCTGTGAAAAACAAGGAGGGAAAGGGATGGTATTATAAAGGTGATTTTACTAACAAAGAGAACGCACTCAACAGATATTTTAGGACTAGATGTGTATGTAGGAGAGGTAAACTTCAACCCAAAAACCCATACAAAATAATATCACCACTACCTACCAATCTACACACTGACATGTCACTTGATAATGTGTGTGAGGATGCTGTCAACGTTATCAATGATAATTCTAATGGCAGAAAGATAAACCTATTATGGTCAGGTGGTATTGATAGCACCACTGCTCTATATGCTTTTGCTAGAACAGATATACCAATCAATGTGCATTACGATGTCTCAGCACAGCAGGAGTGTTCAACAGGGTGGGATGCTCTAGAGACAGGTAAGTATAGTAACATAACTTCTATCAATCATGGATACGTCAACGAAAGATTTGCTCTTAGAACTCCTCTGATTCCATACGTAAAAGATACTAACAATTTATTTGTCACAGGTGAGATAGGAGACAATATAATGGGTTCAGCAAGAGTATTTTTATACCCAAAAGAAGTTAGAAATGATCATTTCAATAAGATAATTCCTGATTGGGTGGCAGAAATATGCCATCAGTCATTGATGTGTGTTCTGAACAAGAAAGATGTTAGTCTAAAGCAATGGACTTGGGCATGGTGTTTCATGATCAAGTATCAGTACTGTCAGGTCAGATGTCATGAACAATATAATATAGCACCTTACCCACCACTCAATAATGCGTTTCACTTCTTCGATACACCTAACTTTCAGAGATGGGCGGTCTCAAATCAGGATTATATAAACAGTTGGCAAGAAATACCTGAGTATAAGATGCCATTGAAACAGTTTATATACGAGCAGAATGGTGATAAGTATTACAGAGATCATAAACTAAAGACCCCATCATCTAATAGACGTAGGGTACAAGGAGGATTCAATTTTGAAGATCAGGTCACTGGACTTAAATTGAACGACGAATATATAAGAGTGATAAAGAAAACCTTTGGAGCAAATACTCCAGAAGTAAAAGGTTTCTCTAGAGAAGAAAGAAAAAACATGTACTAATGATAGACAGAGGTAAACAATTTGAATTTGCTGTGATGAAGTCTGCTTATAGTAGGATAAGAAACCCTAGTCTTACTAAACAATCCATGCTGACATACTTCAATGGTCAACCTATTGAAGCTAATGTGCAAAATGCAGCAGATAAAATGGTGGATAGGGTAGGTGGAAGTAGAAATACCATTAGAGGTAATGATCCATTCTATAACTCTTTTATATTGATGGGTGGACAAAGACCTGAACCAAAAACAGATATCATATTCACTAAGAATGGTGTCAAACATAGATGCTCTCTAAAATATGGTGGTAGATTTCAATTATCTTCTGCTGGTATAGAGAGTTCTATAAAGGTATTGAATAATGTGCTATCAAAAGTATCTTTTAGTGGTGGTCTTGGTGGGTTGCAAGTAAAGAAAGTTGCTTCAGTTCTAACAGAACTATCAGAAGTATTTGACGGACCTAAAAGGCAAGAGAAACCTGTGATGGATAGACTTATGAGAGAAGCAAAGAAGGAGGGTGGTATAAATGACGCACTGCAAGATATATTAGGGTCAAGAAAAATGCCAGAAGGATCAAAAGTATTTCAAACATTCAAGGAAGAGTTAGTCAGGGAGGCATTGACAGGTAAAATTATGTTTGGTGCCAACAATGACAAGACTGCTAACTTTATATTGACTGATAACTATCTACGTAGGATAGATGCTACACTTGTAAGAGAGGTTACATCAAAGACCTATGTTGATATTCGACCCAAGGGTCGAGGACTAACTAAGGAGGGTATTAAATTAAATGAAGCAGTCATCCGAATTGAATCAGTTGATTGATGAGTTGATTGAAGTCTACAAGACACAGAAGACTCGTCGAAAACAGATCATGGTTAAAGAAGTTGAAGACTTCCAACGCTTTTTCTATGCTATAACTGGAAGCATAGATAAATATAAGCAAATGCAATATGTTGGAATGCATTATATTGAATCCAACAAAAAATCAATCTACGAAAAATTGAAGTGAAACAGTTCACACAATTCATAACCGAAGCAAGAACTACTAAGGCATCGCAGGAAGCAATGCGTTTAGGTTTAGTTGGTGACGGTCATGGAGACTGGTATGATAGACAAGGAAACCTGAAAGCAAAAACTGTCAAGGGTGAACTTAAGATGTTTAGTGGTCAGGGCAGTGGTGATGATGAGTTAGGCACTGCGGGATCTGGTGCAGCAGCAACAGTTGCTAAACGTGGTTCAGGTGATGACGGACCTACACTTGCAAGTAAAGTTGCAGCAAGGTCAGTACAAACAGCAGAACCTAATCCAAACTCTGCTAACGGTCAAGCAAAAGCAGCACTACAGAATGTCAGTAGAGAGAACCCACTTACGATTGCGTTTGATAAATTTGACAAAGACGATGTCACCGATAACATACTTGCTACAGTAGAGGAAGTATCAGGTGGAGAATACTTCTACATATTCCCAAGTAGAGAAACTGAAATTGAGGATCTAAAAAATGCATATCCTAAGATTAGCGAGTCCATCGTTGATGATGCAAACGCAGAAACAATCTACGACGTCTTACAATCCCTCTATGAGAATGGATTTGACGCAATTAATATCGTTGTACGACAATCAAGAGCAAAAGAAATCTCAGAACTAGCATTGAAAGCAAACGGTCAACTCTACAATTTTGTTATGATGAACGTCATACCTGTAGATGAACGTACTATAAGAGAGCAATACTTGGCAGGAGATATATTCAAAGATGGTTCAATGATTGAGTCAAACAGTAGAGTTGGACAGATTTTTAGACGTGGTGCCAACCACTTAATTTGTGTTGATGAGAATAAAGAAATCTTTAGAGCATGGATATCAGAGGCAAAGGAATTAGACAAACTATTCCTGCCACTTGATTTTTGATAAATAATACGATAAGACTTAGGAAAGAAATGAGTAATCCATTTACACAAGTATACGATGATCTAAGATCACCTTATTTGCATGAGAAGAAAGCAAAGAAAGACTACGATGGTGACGGTAAGATTGAAAGTGGTTCTAAGGAACATGCTGGTGCAGTTCATAATGCTATACAAAAGAAGAAGGGTGGCAAAGCGGACGGTCAGGACACTCGTTCAGAGGGTACAGCGTATGGAATTTATAAAGGTGATGGTAAAGTAAAGGTTGGACAGGCACCACGCAAACAAAAAGGTGCTATGGCATATGATGGACCTAACAAGAAGAGATCAGAAGCTGCTGATAGAGTCCTTGCTAAGACTAAGGCAAAGAGAGCGAAGATGAAGAAGGAAGACTGGAGAGCAGACTTAGGAATTGAAATAGTTGAGCATCACAAGACAGACGCTGATGGTAACGTCATACCTCATGAAGATGAAGCAGATGGCACACCTAGTTCAGTTGAAGAAGCAACTAAAGGTGAGAAGTTAGAAATCAAAACAACTGGTGTAAAGAATAAGATTGAAATCAATCCAACTGTGCAGACTGAGGCAAGAGATAGATTGCTAGAGAAGATGTCTCAAGCAAGTAAGAATGTGGGGACTGACAAGTGTTGGTCAGGTTATAAGAGAGCAGGAACTCAAATGAAGAAGGGAAAAGTTGTTCCTAAATGTGAAAAGGAATCTCTACTAGATAAAGTAGAGTCGGATGCACTCAAGATGCTCAATGCTAAGTGAAAAAGCAGTCTCCCGAAAACAACAACGATTCTTCGGGATGGTTAGAGCGGCTCAGAAAGGTGAAGCGAAAGCTTCCTCACCTGAGGTTTCCAGAGCTGCTTCCAGCATAAAGATGAAGGATGCAAAGAAGTTTGCATCTACTAAACATAAAGGACTACCTGAAAAGAAAATGAAAAAGGAATCTGTTAGCGAAGATGCTAAGATGGCAAGACAGAGTGATGAAAATCTCGCTGCTGCACAAAAAAAGTTTAGTAGTATGGATCAATCTCCTTCCAATAAATTCATGTTGGGTAGAGTCAACAAAGAAATTGCTAGAAGAAAGAAGGGTGTGAAAGAAGCTGTGGAACTAAAGAAAGCGAAGATAAATTATAAGACCACTAAGAAAGGTGGTAAGACAACTCATCATGTCAATAAAAATGACGAGGCAGATGCACAAAAAGCAATGAAGAATGATCCAAAATACATTCTTGGTAAGACTAGAGTAAAACCTGTAAAGGAAGAAGAAGCATTTCATAGTATGTCTAGTAAAGAGTTTAAGAAAACTCATAAAGATTTTAAGAGTGGGTCAAAGAAAAAGGGTAACGCAAGAGTAACAAAGGGAGTTACTAATCCATCAGGCACTACAACACCTTCATCAAGACGTGTAAAATTTACTGATGAGTATGTACCTGAGGGTGCTAATCCTTATGGTAAGAGAGCAAAGATAAAGATGATCATCAAAGGATTCTCTGAGAAGAATAGATCCAAAGCAGGTGCTGTAAAGGAAGATGTTATTGATGAAAACATGGTCAAAGATGTTATTGCTAATGTAAAGAAGGTTGGTGGTAAGATAAAGGATAAGGTAAAGGATGCAATAAATCGTCCTATTATGGCACCTACCATAAACAAGCAGCAGCACCTACAGAAGATAAGAAACTCAGGCGGTAACCCATCTCATTGGGAATCAGCACAAAATGAGGGTGCATTGGCTACTGGTGCAGCACTAACTGCTGCCGGTCTTGCTGCATGGAAGTTTTCTAAAGGTATGCAGACAAGAAACCAGATGAAGAAGGCTGTTGACACACCTGGTACTAAACTTAATAGCATAAAAAATGCAACTGATCAGAAGAATAAGATGCTACAGCAACTGAATCAGTCACACGAACCTGAGGGTGAAGTGGTGGAAGACTTCTATAAGAAGAAGTATGATGTGAAGAAGGGTGGTTATCAGAAAACAAATAAGATGACCAAATCAAATAAAAGATCGGGTGATAGTAAAGCACAGTATAGAGAATTACATAAGGATCTAGCGAAGGAAGATACTATTGTAGAGAAGAAAAAGATGGTCAAGATCAAGGTCAACAAACCTATTAAGACTAAGGTAACTGACGTTGGGGCTGGTGGTAAGGAGTATGTTAGAAAGGATTGGAGTGAGGAGAATCTAGTTGAGATAAAGTTTAGTTTTAGAAAGGCATCTCCTAAGAAAGCAGAGAAGGCACAAGACGCTGGTGCTAGAGGTAGAAGATTGATAAAGAGAAGAGAGTATGCTGCTAAGATATCAGGCAGTGAGGACAATGTACCTGATGATCTAAGAGATCATTATGAAGTAAGTGAAGGTAAGAAGAAAGGTCTATGGGATAACATCCATGCCAAGCGTAAGCGTGGCGAAGCACCTGCTAAAAAGGGTGACAAGGACTATCCAAAGACTCTTAATGTAGAGAATGAACTGAAAAATATTCAGCAAATGATCAAGACAAAGACCATGAACGGTAAAACTTTATCTGATAAGCAGATACAGGGTTTGAAAGCTGGTCTTACACAAGGTGGTAACAAGGTACAAGAGGGTGCTGCATGGACTAAGAAGGCAGGTAAGAAAAAGTCAGGTGGTTTGAATGAGAAAGGTAGGAAGTCTTATGAAAAAGAAAATCCTGGTTCTGACTTAAAAGCACCAAGTAAAAAGAAAGGTAACAAGAGAAGAGCATCATTCTGTGCAAGAATGAGTGGTATGAAGAAGAAGTTGACCTCTAAGAAGACTGCTAGTGATCCAGATAGTAGGATAAACAAATCTCTAAGAGCATGGAACTGTAGTTATGAATTTGATGGTAATGAAATAATCATTAATGAAAAAGATACTGCACTTGATCTAGTAAAGAAAAGTATACATGACAAGTATGGTAAAGGTGCCATCATGAGAAAGGGTAGTAATCAAAAGAAGAAAGTCAGAGGGGAAAAGTCTACCAGTGGTACAGGTAAGTATCTGAAGAAGCATCAAGAGAAGCAACAGCTGAAGAAGGATGCGAAAGAGATGGGATACGGTAAGGATACTAAGTCTTATGTTAATACAAGAGCAAGATATGGTAGCAAGGAGAACATGAAATCAGGTAAAGGTCTAGGAACATGAAGACATTCAAGCAATTCAAAGAGGGTAATGTCACTGGTATCAATGACGGTGGCATGAAGGACGCTCAGAACGCAGCAAATAAGGATATGAAGAATACTAAGTATGACCCTACAGAGGGTAAGAGACGTGGTAAAGGACTATTAAATAGATTACTAAAAGGAGTCTAGATAATAACCTATATAATATGAACTAAAAATGAATTATCATGTTTGGATTTCTACTACCGATTGCTACTAAAGTCATCACAGACGCAGTAGACAAGATACCTGACAATGAAGAGTTGGGTGAGAAACTTATAGATGTATGTCTAATCATACTTGGTAAAGCAGTAAAGCTTACAAAGACTGATATGGATGACAAACTTCTAGCAACAGTGGCGGCTGCAATCAAAGCCAAATAATAAATAGTAAAACGTAAAACAGGAAAAGCACATGGCACTATGGGGAGCTAGTGACTCAGACGAGTCAAAGCCAAAGAACTTGACAACAGTTGAAAAGAAAGAAGTTTTCGCTAATGCTAGTGGTTGGGTAAGAGAAGCTGGTTCAGTATTCAGTGGTAACAATAACACCGATGCCGATCCTGAACTCTTAGTCGCTATTAGTGGACTAGCAGTATCATTGGGTGCTGCTGACATCACAGAGATTGAGTTTATATCTACAGCATTTGATAAATCTGCTGGTGGAGTACTACAACTTAGAGTTAGATTTAATGAGGCAGTAGACGTAACAGGAACTCCTCAGTTAACAATCACTAATGATACAGTAGCAAGAAACGTTGTTTCTGCTTATGCTAGTGGTACAGGTACTAATGAATTAGTCTTTAGTAAGACTATTGCTGCTGCGGCTGCAGACACTAATGAAGATGACATATTATCAATTGGAGCAAACGCACTGGCACTGAACGGTGGAACAATTAAGGATAAGGGCACTAATACAGCGTCTACTATCACTTCTGTTGCTTCTATCGGTACTGCTGCTGGAACTATAACAGTTGTAGCCTAATAGGCAATGAATCTAAATGAAATTTGATGAACTAAATGATGACAATTATGTGCTCTTTGCTATAAAACATTATGAAAATCCTCATGCTGCCACTATGGAAGACTTTGAGGAGGACTTAAAAAGATTCAAGTATATCAAAAGGTTGATGAAGAAGTATGTAGTATCAGGTGAACTAAAGCATCACTTGATACTCAACCATATGATTATTTGTTTTAATGTATTTGGTGAAGGTGCAATACCGTTATTCTTCTACAAAATTGACAAAGAGTATTGGTCTCTGATCAAAACATTTTTGCAATTTCTGAACCGAATACCAGATTTTCCTAAAACTGGTCTCGATACAATACAAACACACAAGGAAGCCTACGTAATTCTTAACGCTATCTAATGAAAGATTGGAAAAGTATAAGAGAAGAGATGATGACCACCGATCCTGGTAGCACAGGGAAGGCAGGTTTCTCATCGAAAGCAGATGATGAAGGTCCTGTGGCAGGTTATGATAAAGGAATGAAGAAGAAGAAAAAGAAATATGCAACTGCTGGTCATGGATCACGTAGAAGATGGATGAACAGTGGACCAAAATAACAACGCTAACACTGCTATACTTGAGAGACTAGAAAGAATAGTTGAATCTCTGCAAGATAACTCCGTAAAGATGGGACAACTTCTTGCTGTGCATAATGAGAAGTTAGATAAGCAAGATAGGATAGACGCAGTATTGTTTGAGAAGATAGACTTCCTTGATGAGAAGTTAGATAGACATGCTAATGATATCAAGAAGGGATGTGAGAGAGATATTAGACTGGTAGATGGACGTCTTCGTACCATAGAGAAGAAGATGTGGACTATTGCAGGAGCATTGACAATAGTGAGTTTTGTGGTATCACCTATAGGTCAGATATTCATGGAAAACTTGACTCCCAATAACAACTCTGCTATCATCAAGAGATAGATAAGATTTTGTAATGCTACACATTGATGCCAAATATATTAATTTGGTATCTGCTCGACTAGAAAAATTCAAGCGGACAAAGAACAACCTATACACCTTTAGGTGTCCTTATTGTGGTGACTCCAAGAAGCATAAGAATAAAACTAGAGGATATCTGTACCAAATCAAGTCAGATTTCAACTTCAAGTGTCACAACTGTGGTTACTCTAGATCATTCACAAACTTCCTAAAGGATCTAGACAGTCAATTGTATGATCAGTATGTCCTTGAGAGGTATAAGGAGGGTATTACTGGTAAAGCAACGACTACACCAGAACCAGACTTCAAGAAGGTAATCAATAAACCTGTATTCACAAAGAAGATCAAGCTACCATTAGCATCTGAAAATGCTAGGGCATCTTCTTATTTAAAGGCAAGAAAACTAGACCCTAGTAAGTTTTATTATGCTGAAAGGTATATGCATTTTTGCAATACTATCAAACCAACATTTACAAATATTCGTGATGATCATCCACGTATTGTAATCCCCTTCTATGACTCAAGTAAGCGTTTGATAGGGTTTCAAGGACGTGCTCTGGACGGGTTTGTACAACCTAAATATTTGACCCTGATGATGGTAGAAGATCACCCAAAAGTTTTTGGGTTTGATACTATAGATGAAACGAAAGAGGTGTATGTCACTGAAGGACCATTTGACTCAACGTTCATTCATAATTCCATCGCTATGTGTGGTAGTGACGTTGATCTTAGTGGGTATAACAATCTGGAACTTACCTATGTCTATGACAACGAACCAAGGAACAGGGAGATCGTCTCTAAGATTACTCAATCCATCGAGGAATCCCACAAGGTGGTGATCTTTCCCACACATATTAGAGAAAAAGATATCAATGATATGGTTCTTGCTGGACATGATGTCAATTCTCTGCTAGAATCCAACACATATACAGGATTAAAAGCCAAACTTAAATTACAAACTTGGAAAAAAGTATGAGCAACGGTATAAAAGTTGTAAAGAGAAACGGTTCATTAGAACCATTGAATCTTGATAAGATGCACGTCATGGCAGATCGTGCATGTGAAAACTTAGGAGGAGTCTCTGCATCGCAGGTAGAGATACAGTCTGGGATACAATTCTTTGATGGCATCACTACTGCTGAGATACAAGACATACTTATCAAGTCTGCTAGTGATCTTATTGATCTGGATAATCCTAACTACCAGTTTGTTGCTGCTAGATTGATGCTCTTTGCCCTTCGTAAGGGTCTGTATGGCAAGTTGGAGAAGATTCCACACATTCGTAACCACATCAAAGCATGCGTTGAGAGGGGTCTATATGACACCACTGTGTTAGATAAATATTCTGATGAAGAAGTTGATGAAATAAATTCATTCATTGATCATGGACGTGATTTTCTGTTTACCTATGCAGGGTTGAGACAGGTATTAGATAAGTACCTTGTTCAAGACAGAAGTACAGGTGAAGTATTTGAAACACCACAGCAAATGTATATTATGATTGCTGCTACACTATTTGCAAACTATCCAAAGGAGACGAGGTTATCTTATGTTCAGAAATACTACAACTGCATCAGCAAACACAAACTCAACATTCCCACACCTGTCATGGCGGGAGTTAGAACTCCACTTCGACAATTTGCTAGCTGTGTTCTTGTTGATATTGATGACACCCTCGATAGCATCTTTAGTTCTGATATGGCTATCGGCAAATATGTTGCACAAAGGGCGGG